TGAGCTAGTATTCTATATACAAATAAACGAATTAAAAGCCGACTAATTTAATATTTATAATTATATGAAAACAGAAGGATTAAAAAAAATTATTAAAGAAGCAGTAAAAGAAGCCATCCAAGAAGAATTAAAGGATATTCTTTTAGAAGCTGTTCGTTCATCTAAAACTGTTGTTAAAGAATCATATACTTCAACAACAAATCCAATTCAACCCTCTCAACCCACATTTTCACAACCACCTGTAGATTTAAGATCAAAATATGCTGACGTTTTAGGAGAGACTGCTTTAAGTTTTACTTCACAAAACGTTCAACCTTTCAACCCTAGAGGAATAGACCCAGTAAATGGTACCTTAGGTGAGGGTGAAGTAGGTATGGATCAAATTATGGGACTATTAAGTAATAAATAATGGCTTTCAACCCAGTTCAAATAAACCCCATTGATTTAAATCCTAACAAAGCGGTAGGAATAAATATTCCTTTTAATGGGAATGACGTTTTTATATCTAATTACACTACAAAAGAAGCCATAAAAAATAATTTAATAAATTTTTTTCTCACCAACCCAGGAGATAGATATCTTAATCCTGAATTTGGAGGAGGATTAAGACCCTTTATTTTTGAACAAATGTCTCTTAATAGCCTAGGAGGACTAAAAGATTCTATCCAGTTTAAAATTAAAAATTTTTTCCCTCAAGTAAATGTTATTTCATTAGAATTATCCCAAACCGAAAATACTTTGATTCTAAATCTTTATTATGAGATAATAAATACTAATATAAACGATACTATTGAAATTGAATTCTAATGATGACTCCCGTTAAAAGAAATATTAAATACCTAAATAGAGATTTTTCATCTCTTAGGGATAGACTTATAGAATATTCTAAAACATATTTCCCGGACACATATAATGACTTTACTCCATCATCCCCCGGAATGATGGTTATGGAACAAGCAGCATATGTTGGAGATGTTTTAAGTTTTTATTTGGATAACCAATTTCAAGAAAACTTTCTACAATATGCTAGACAACCTAATAATGTGTTTGAACTAGCTTACATGTTTGGTTATAAACCAAAAACAACAGGAGTATCTCAAGTTACTATAGATATTTACCAACAAGTTCCTGCTATTACTTTAGGAGGTGAAGCTGTCCCTGATTTTACATATGCCCTAAATATTTCAGAAAATGCTCCGGTAACTTCTACAGTTGGTGCCTCTTTTATACTTGCTGATGGAGTTGATTTTTCTCGTTCTAGTTCTTCTGACCCAACAGAAATCTCGGTTTTTGAAATATTTAATGATGCCCCAACATCTTTTTTACTTAAAAAATCCCGAAAAGCAACCTCAGGTACTATTTCAACTCAAACATTCACATTTTCATCTCCTACTCCATTCCAAACAGTTAATATAACAGCTAATAACATCATAAGAATTCTTGATATTACTGATTCTGAAGGGAATATATGGTATGAGGTAGATCATTTGGGTCAAGAAATGGTTTTTAAACCTATATCCAATACAAATGTAAATGATCCTAATAACGTAGCATTAAGCGGTCAAGTACCTTATTTATTAAAATTAGAGAAAGTTCAACGAAGATTTTCAACTAGATTTACTTCTTTATCTAATCTCCAAATCCAATTCGGATCAGGAAATCCTGCTGATACAGATGAAGAAATAACTCCAAACTCAAATAATGTTGGTTTAGGTTTACCATTTGAAAAAGATAAATTAACCACTGCTTATTCACCTTCAAACTTTCTTTATACTAATACTTATGGTATTGCTCCTGCAAATACAACTTTAACAGTAAGATATTTAACTGGAGGAGGAGTATCTGCAAACGTTTCTGCAAATACTTTAAATAATATTGATAGTACTTTTGTAAGATTTAATGATTTTAATTTAAATTCTTCTATAGCTAATAATATACTTAGTTCTCTCCAAGTTACTAATCCTGTAGCGGCCTCTGGAGGAAAAGGAGGAGATACTTTAGAAGAAATAAGACAAAATACTTTAGCCTTAATAGCCTCCCAAAAACGATCAGTTACAGCTGATGACTATTTAATTAGAGCTTTGAGCATGCCTTCTCAATATGGATCTATAGCCAAAGCATATATTGAACAACCTAAATTAACTGATGAACAGGTTTCTACTATTGAAACCCTCAACTTGTATTGCCTAGCATATAATTCCTCAGGACAATTAGATTATGCTTCTGGGGTTTTAAAACAAAATTTAAGAACTTACTTATCCCAATATAGAATTATAGGAGATAATATTGAAATTAAAGATGCGTACATAATCAATATAGGAGTTAATTTTGAAATAATAGTTTTACCTGAATTCAATAATAATGAAGTTTTATTGAACTGTATAACAGCAATACAAAATTATTTCTCTTTAGATAATTGGCAAATAAACCAACCTATTATTCTTAGAGACCTTTATGTCCTTTTAGACAAAATAAAAGGTATTCAAACAATAAAACAAATAAGCATAGTAAACAAATCTGGAACAGCTTCAGGATACTCAGCATATTCTTATGATATTGAAGGTGCTACTCAAAATCAAGTAATATACCCATCATTAGATCCTAGTATATTTGAAATTAGATACCCTAATTCAGATATTAAAGGGAAAGTTGTGCCTTTATAATATTTATAATAAAAAATGGCTGTTTATAAAATATTTCCCTATAAGGATACCACTTTATATTCATATTATCCTATCATGAATGCTGGTATGGATGCTATAAGTGAAGTTTACAATGCTTTAACCTTTGAAGGAACTCCTGATATAGCTCGTTTTTTAGTCCAATATGACCAAGACGAAATAACAGATGTTATTTCTAATAAAATTAACGGTGCCCAATGGGATGTAAATTTTAAATCTTTTATAGCAACCGCTCAAGGTATTTCATCAACAACCCTCTTAGAAATTTGGCCTGTAGCCCAAGAGTGGAATAATGGAACTGGAGAATATTTAGATTCCCCCCAAACAACAGATGGTGCATCTTGGGGCTTTTCTCTATACTCTGGTTCATCCCCATGGAGTATGGGAGGATCAGTCGGCACTGAATTATTTACAGGGTCATTTGATCCAACATATGCTTCACAAGGAGGAGGTAATTGGTTTTACTCTGGTTCGGGAGTAAGTTCATATAGAGCTACTCAATCTTTTGAATTGAGAAGTGATAAAGATATGAGCGTTGGAGTTAAAACGGCTGTTGAAGGGTGGTATAGTGGTAGTATCCCTAATTACGGACTCATAGTCAAACTCACAGGATCCTTAGAATTTAACCCATCACAGTATGTTCAACCTATATTTAAATATTATAGTGTTGATACCAATACTATATATCCTCCCCAATTAGAATTTAGTTGGGTAGATTACTCTACAGTATTAAACGGCCCATTAAGTGGAAGTATAGTAACTACTACTAACCTTAAATTAGCCCTAAACGAAAACCCAGGAATATTTTATCCGAGTAGTGTAAATAGATTTAGATTAAATGTTAGTCCTTTATATCCTACAAGAACTTTTCAAACAACATCTTATTTTACTGATCTATATTTCTTACCTACTTCTTCGTATTATGCTGTAAAAGACTTGGATACCAATGAATATGTTATTAACTTTGATGATCAATATACTCAAATAAGTTCTGATGTAAATGGAAATTATTTTGATATTTACATGAATGGGTTAGAACCTGAAAGATATTACGCTATATTAATTAAAACCATTGTAAATGGTTCTACTATAATTTTTGACGATCAATACTATTTTAAAGTAGTTAACGGATGAAAGAAAAATTCGAACTAAAAGTCCCATCAGTTGATAAAAATACTTACCAAAAAGTAATTGATACTTCATTCAAACAACTTGGTGTTCAAACAATTCAACAACAACTTGAACAACAACCTACTGTTGAAGAATTTTTTCAAATGTATAATGATTTGTTTTATAACATACCTGAATTAGGGAATACTAATTCACATGAATATCTAATCAAAACAAGTAGTAATTATATTAATTTTAACCAAAACCAAGAAGAAATAGATGCTCTTCAAGCAGAAATTGCACAATTAAGAATTGAATTACTTGACGCTCAAAAACAAATTGTAGCTCTTCAAACTCAAAATAACATATAATGGCTTTTGATTTTATTCCTACTTCAACAGATCCCCTAATAAATAATCAACAGGATAGTTCATTACTGAATCCTAGTGAAGTAAATTCATTATTTCTTCCTACAAGTTATATTGAATTTCATTCCTTTTCAAGTTCACCAACATTAGATACTGATAGACTTGATTCAAACGAGTCCTTATCAATCTCAGAATACAATTTTAATGAATATATTCCATTAGGGGAAAATATAATAGATGGAGTTAAAACATATAGTGAAATTTTAATTGATTTTGATTCATTAAGTGAATCTTCTCTTTTATTTTCTTCACCAAATTCAATATCTTTTAATTTTCTTAATAAAGAAGTAGGTTCATATTTAGAAACTCTTTTTATAAAAGAAATATCTCCTGATAGAACTGAAATAAGATTAGATAGTACCATTATCAATGATTTATTTTTAGTAGAACAAGCAACAAAGTTTATTCAAAAAAGAGAAGAAAGTCCATATTTTTTAGAGTTTTATGTAAATTTTGGATTAAATAATCTTTTCTTAGCTAATAACTTTAGTCTAGATACTACTACTCCTGATAATCCTACAATATTAGTTAAACTATATAGTCCCCTCCCAAATGAATATGAATTAAATAGTCAACTATGGATTGTTACTCTTGTTTATCCTCCTCAATCTTATGAAGTTGTTCCAATAGAAACTCCGTTTGTATTTGATGATACTCTTCCTCTTAAGGGCCCTAATTTTAATATCCCTTTAAAAGACCAGGTAAACAATTCAACATTAGAACTATCATATTCTGATTTATTAAATAGCCCCATTTTAAGTTCCCAAAACCAACTCAGTAGTTTATTAGAAGAAAAAGAATTAGAAATAAATCTTGATTATACAAACTTTTCAGATTTTGTTCATTTTAGTTCAATCAAAACAAGATTAGAAAATTTTTATTATAAAGTTAGTTTAATTGAACAATATTCTTCTTCAATTGCTTTAATAAATTCTGATATAACAGGATCAACTTCTTCGTCTTTTGCTGTAGTCAACAGTATAACTATTTTAGAAAATAAAATAAGTGATATTATAACTAATTTTGATGGATATGATTATTACTTGTATTATGAAAGTAGCTCATGGGCTTGGCCTAAAACAACCTCAGAACCACCTTATCTACTAGCTTCTACGGGAAGTAATGCTGTTTTAAATTGGTTTGGAAGTGATAATACCCTTAATCCTTACTATGGAGGTATAATCCTCTCAGCATCAAATTTTGATCAAGAAAATAAAGATAATCTTTTTTATTCTATCCCCGAATACCTAAGGGAAGATCCAAATAACGCCCAGTATGAACTTTTTGTTGACATGGTGGCCCAATTTTATGACAATATTTGGATTTACTATAAAGATGTTACTCAAAAATATAATAATGATAATAGATTAGAATACGGAATATCAAAAGATTTAGTTGCAGATGCTATTAGAGATTTTGGAGTTAAATTATACCAAAATAATTTTTCTAATAATGATCTTTATACAGCATTTTTCCTTTCCCTAATATTACTGGTTCACTCCCAACACCTAGTGGATTTGAATATGTTGATACCTTAATATCTGCTTCTAATGATTATTTACCGTTAGATGATGTTAATAAATCGCTATATAAACGCATTTATCATAATTTACCATACCTGCTTAAAGCAAAAGGTACTATACCTGGATTACGCGCTCTAATTACCTCATATGGTATTCCTGATACGATATTAAGGATTAATGAATATGGAGGTAAAGATAAAGTAGATTCAAACGATTGGGATTATTGGCAAAATGAATTTAACTATTCATTTTCTACTATTAACAATTTTATTACTACCCCTTGGGACTTAAATACGGATTGGAATTCCCCAGACGATGTACCTTCAACACTTGCTTTTAGATTTAAAACCAATGGTTTACCTACATCAAATATCCCATATTCCCAAAGTTTATGGTATAATGATTCCAATTCAGCCCTTACCTTAACATACACAGGCTCAGGATATATTAGCGGTTCTTATAGTGGTTCTATAATAGATCCATATTATCAATATGCTACTTTAACTTTTTATCCTGATGCTCTTAATTATCCTAATTCAACATCAAGTATCTATTTGCCATTTTTTGATGGTGGGTGGTGGTCTGTGATGGTCAATAGAAGTGGTAGTGATTTTGGATTATATGCTGGGAATAAAATATATGAAGGAGGAAACAATGGAACATTATTAGGTTTTTATGCTTCTGCCTCTTTAACTGAAGATCCAACAGCTTGGACTACACCTGGACAGATATCATACTTTTCCTCAACCAATTCTATTTCTGGAAACCTTTATACTGATCTAGTATCAGGTTCTCTCCAAGAAATTAGGTATTATATTACAGTATTAAGTGAAAATGTATTTAAAGATTATATAATGAATCCTTGTTCAATTGAAGGAAATTCATTAAATAATGGACCAAATGAACTTGCTTTTCGAGCATCTTTAGGAGGTGAATTATATACTGGGTCTGTTTCAATTCATCCAAAAGTAACAGGTTCTTGGGTTACAACTAGCTCATTTATTGGTACTAGTGACTTTAATATTCCTAATGTTACCCCATTCCTACCAAACATAGAATATTTCTTCTATGATCAACCAATAGCGGGTATTAGAAATACTATAAGTGATAAAATTAGAATAGAAGGAAATACTTTACCAACAGGAAGTACTTTATCCCCTTTTAGAAGACTAGAACAAGTAATCGAAGCCAGTGCTAGTTATACCCCAAATGTAAACTATCTTGAAGTAGCATTTTCCCCTCAAAATGAAATAAATGAGGATATAATGAGTCAACTTGGATTTTTTAACATGGGAGATTACATAGGAGACCCTAGCGAACGATTCTTAGGCAATTCATACCCTGATTTAGATAATTTAAGAAATGCTTATTTTGAAAAATATATTAAAAACTATGATCTAGTTGATTTTATACGTTTAATAAAATTCTTTGACAATTCATTATTTAAAATGATTCAAGATTTTGTACCTGCACGTACAAGTCTTGCTTCTGGAATTGTTATTAAACAACATTTGCTTGAACGAAATAAATATCCTCAACCGCAAGTTAGCTGGGAAAGAGATGAATATACTGGATCTATTGAAATAGGAGAATTTAGTGTTGGTACCGGGGGAGTATTTGAAATATTTAATGGAGTAAATACCTCTCCTTATGGGGCTGATGGTAATGGGCCTGATAATATATTTGGAATTACTCAAAGTTGGAATGAAACATATGTAACTCCTTTAGGTAGTGTAACAGCGTTACATGATTCTCAAGAAGAATTTTATGATGGAGAGTTTAGTGGATCTAATGTTATAGTTACAACTCAAGTATTGAACGAAGCGTATCCTTTAGAATTAGCTTCTTTTGAATACACTCCTATCTTATACAGAAATGGATTATACGGGGTAGGTAATATTTCAACATTTACTGAAGATCAATTTTTAAACCCCCTAACTACACCATCCCCTGGGGAAATTTTAATAATGGCTCCTAGGTTGAAAAAAATAACTCTAGAAAAACAAAAAGCATTTATTAAAATCCATAAAATAGATTGTAATGGAAATAATAATACTACTCCATTAGGACAAATTACTAATCTTTTAATTAAATATACTACTGGAACTTCATATGTTGAATACGATATTTTAAATATTTCTGAAAATTCAAATTATTATTTATATGAAATTTCTAACCAAAATATTACTAATACTGGTACTGGAATAGACACTGAAATAAAAGATTATTTTGTATCATCTTCTATATCTTCAACATATTTACTATCACAAAGTATTTCTCCTCAAGCATTTCCTCTCATACAAGTACTAACAGGGTGGGATTCCCCTTTAGGCAATACTCTAGGATACTTTAATTCTTCCTCAGGATATCTTACTTTACAAGATACCCCAAATATTCCAGTGCAAATAACCGCATCGATTACTACTAGTGGGTCTAGTGGAGCATTTAGATTAATGCTTCTTAGACAGAATAATTATTCATCTTTGGGGTTTGAAAGTTTTGGAAATGGAAGTAATGAAATTACTACTATAACATCTTCATTTTATGGATTAAAAGGAGACCAAATTTATCTTAGAGCATACAGTGGAATATTAGGAACTACTACTCTTAAATCAGGTAGCCTTTTAATTACTCAAAGTATAGCTCCAACTGCATCTGTTTGTGATCCTATAATTCTAGAACCATATATTACAACTCCAAATTTCTACAATAGTGATGAAAATGCTCTATTAAATAATAATGTAGATAATAGAATAAGTAATTTTTGGCAAGATGTTGATTATTCAACAGGTTTAATGACCCCAACCAATTTTGATCTTCTTATAAGTGGAAGTGCTACTAGAGCAGCAGTTCAAGACTCTAATTATACTATTTTACGCCATATAAATCCTAGATATAACGGTAGTAGAACTACTTCCCAAAAACTTAACAAGTGGAGTAGAGGAGATAAAGGAACATATGGTAAATTACCTGCAGTAGAATCTCTTAAAACATATATCGCTTATAGTGATAATATAGGAGGATACCCACCTGAAAAAATGAACACCTCAGGAATACTAGTTAAATATTTCATAAGTGAAGATGGAGACCTGATTGCCCCAAATACAGATACAAGTGCATTGTTTATAAATCAAGGAACTTTTTTAACTGGAGAAAACATAACTATAGAATCTGTAGGTAATTCTTCAAACACTCAACCAGACTTTAAAACCGTATTTAGAGGAGGATCTAAAATAGAGCCTATTTTAACTAATCAAATTAGTCATTATCAAGCAACTTCAATGTCGTTTGCGAGTGAAATTTCATTTACTGATGGTAATCCTATTGCAACTACTACAATTGGGGACTACATGGCTACTTTATCCCCCACAGCAAATACAAATCCAACCCCATTAGTATGGACCCTCATGAACTTCCAGGATATATTATCTGAAGGAGTAGATATTACAACAGAATTAAATACCACCCTAAGTAAATATATTATCCCAGCATCAGGTTTAGCCTCTGAGATTTCTAACTTGGTATTCAACATGAATATCAAATTACAAAATACTCCAATAAACGTATTCCTCCAATCTGATTCTACAGGATATGTTAGATTAGTTAGAGATAGAGGAGGAAATTTAACTTATTTGGGGCAAGGATATGCTAATGGAACTGGAGATATTCCTTCAAATTCTACTGCTGATGTCATTTTTTCAGTAAATGTGCCTAGAAATGAAATTCAAGCAAATGATCAATTTTATCTTGAAGTATTAGTAGCTCATCCTTTTGTAAAATACACAACAGCTAGTACATTTAAAATTTCCCAAATTCCACTCCCAACCCCCTCTATATCTTGCCCAGGATTATGGAATTATAGTTCTTTAATCCCTAGTAGGATATTTGCCTCTAGTTCTTTACTACTGCAATATTATGATAACCCCCAAACACATCAACAAGACATAGATAACTCTGGTTTCTTTCCAATTACTTTACCATTTACTATCCAACCAGGAGATGAATTCAGATTTGAAGGGGATGAAACTAAAACATTTATAGTTAAATCAGCAACAATTATTTCTGGATCCTTTCCACTCCCTAGGTTAAGTGTAGACTTTGATCGCCCAATTTCAGGATCAGGAATAAATTTAAATCAATTTTTACTTAGAAGATATGTTGATGCTGCTGGTTCTATCATATTCAATGGATATAAAACAGCTGGTTTAGAACCTCCATATCTAATCAAACCAGAATATGTAAGTGATAAAATGGAACAAAATATAGGAAAATATATCGAGGATCTTACACAGAAAGGTTTGCTTTAATAATATTTATTAATATAA